TAGGGTCACTATAAACGTTCCTGATAATATGAGTATAGCTACGGCTATGAATCGTTTCATTAAAGGCCCAAGTTTGTATCCAAGTTTCCAGCTCAGGAATAGTAGCGACGGGAAGAAAAGCAAGGTTAGGACTACGACCTTGAACACTATCCAATAGGATCTGTCGCTTAAGATTGCTTGTAAAAATATGTTGTTCATGTTCTGTTAGTTCTTTGAAATCCTTGCTGTCTCGAAGTACATCAACTTCTTCTGGTCGCCAAAAGAAACCTAATTGTTTATCTGTTAATTTGTCAAATTGTCTATATTTTAGTGTGTCGTATCTTTGAATAGGTTGTGCGCCTGACTCATCTAAAAAGGCCAATGCTTCGGTGTGTTTGTTCTTATTATTAATATTAAATACGCTCATTAAAATTGATCCTTCTCTGTGCTGTGTGCCATGGCCGCTGTGCTCTTTGCACCTACAGCTTCGCTAATTAAATCAAAATAACCAACGCCAACTTCTCGTTGATGTTTTACCGTTGTAAATCCACGATCCTGTGCTGCAAACTCGCGCTCCTGCATTTCTGAATATCCAGCCATACCACGTTGCCGGTATGCCTCTGCCAGCTCAAAGGTTGCAAGATTAACACTGTGGAATCCAGCTAGTGTAATAAACTGAAACCGGTATCCTAATGCACCAAGTTCACGTTGAAAGGTCTCGCATTCTTCTTCGCTCAGGAACTTTCTCCAATTAAAACTAGGAGAGCAGTTATAAGCAAGCATTTGATCAGGATAAACACTGTGAATAGCATCGGCAAATTTTTTCGCCTGCTTAATATCCGGCATGCTCGTTTCAAACCAGAGTAGGTCCGCATACGGCGCATAGGCCAATCCTCTGGCGATACAGGCCTCAATTCCATTTTGAAATTTGAAGAAGCCTTCTTCTGTTCGTTCATGTACAATAAAATCCTTATCTAATGGATCATGATCTGATGTAATCAGCGTGGCCGCTTCTGCATCTGTACGAGCCATAATCACGGTATCCACACCGGCTACATCTGCGGCCAGTCTTGCAGCATTTAGATTGCGTATGGCCTGGCTGGTTGGAATCAATACCTTGCCTCCAAGATGCCCGCACTTCTTTTCGCTGCTCAGTTGATCTTCAAAGTGTACACCTGCGGCACCTGCTTCAATCATGGCCATCATGAGTTCATATGCATTGAGTGCGCCACCAAATCCTGCTTCAGCGTCTGCCACAATAGGTAAGAAATAATCCACATCTGTTCGACCTTCACTAAAGTCAATTTGATCTGCACGACGGAAAGCATTGTTTATACCCTGTACAACTCGAGGCACACTATCTACCGGATACAAACTTTGATCCGGATAGGTAGTATTTGCGGTATTGTTAGCTGCTGCAACTTGCCAGCCGCTTAGATAAATTGCTTTTAGGCCTGCCTTGGCATGTTGTACAGCCTGTTGACCATTATAGGCACCTAGTGTATTGATGTAAGGTTCGTTTTGTAACAGGGTGCGTAACTTATCTGCGCCTAGTCTGGCCAAGGTATGGTCTACTCTAATAGATCCCTGCAATTTTCTTACAGTATCAAAACTGTAATTTCTTTTTTTCATATTTTTTCCTAGATTACGCAACTATCACAGTCTTCTTGACTTGTATATTCTTGTTCTTCAACTTGTCGAAATTCAACTAGTTTGTCTATGTTTACTTCACCTTGTCCATCAAATGTATTAAAATAATATAGTTGTTTTAATCCATATTTGTAACACATTAATAAATGCTGTAGCATTTCGCTCATAGGAATCTTCTCGTCGTCGTAGTGTTGTGGATTATAACTGGTGTTTACGCTTATTCCTTGATCAATATACTTTTGCAATACCGCACAAATTTTGAGATAACCTTCGGGACTGATCTGATCCCAAAGTAACTCATACTTGTTTTTTAATCTACGATATTCAGGAACCACTTGCCTTAACGCACCGTGTTTACTTTGCTTCACGGATACACATGATCGTGGTGGCTCTATACCATTAGTGGCATTTGAAATTTGTGCAGATGTTTCTGCAGGCATTAGTGCCATTAGTGTAGCGTTACGCTGACCTGTACGCTGAATCTGTTCGCGTAGCGATTGCCATGGCATCCGTTCTGTATATGGAACTAATTCATCTACCTCGCGCTTACGTGTATCAATTGGTAATACCCCTTTTGCACTCTTTAGATCTTGCCAACGAGTACAAGCACCTTGCTCTTCAGCGAGATCTGCAGAAGTCTTGATCAAATAATAAGACCAAGCTTCTGCATACTCGTCAACCAAGGCCAATGCCTTAGGATCACTATAACTGACATCATTTTTGGCCAAGAAGTAGGCAAAATTGATAATACCAATGCCCAAGGGTCTAAATTCTTCCGTAGCCAATTGTGCTGCACGAATTGGATAGTTTTGATAACTTAATAAAGCATCCAATCCTCTTACCGCCAACCTACACATCTTCTCGAAGTCATGTGGGCTTTTTACATTGCCCCAATTGATCGCTGATAGAGTACACAGGGCGATCCTACCATCCTCGTCGTTGACGTCTCGTAACGGTACAGTTGGTAAATCTATTTCCGCGCAAAGATTACTCATCTTGATGGGTGCCACAGCTTCGTCAAACGGCGAGTGGGTATTGGCATGATCAACATTCTGCAAATATATTCTTCCCGTATCCTTGCGTTCCTGCATGAATCTACTAAACAAATCACTAGCCTTGAAAGTTTTCTTTCTCAGCTTGGTATTACGCTCTGCTCGCTCATAAAGCTCTTTGAATCGATCCTGATCGTTGAAAAAAGCAGAGTACAGCTCAGGTACATCATTGGGACTAAAACAGGTAATGTCGCCGCCTGTAATTAGTCTTTCATACATCAACTTGTTAAATTGCACGCCGTAATCCATATGGCGCACACGGTTATCTTCTGTGCCTTTGTTGTTCTTTAATACAATCAGGTCCTCGATCTCAAGGTGCCAGATTGGGTAGTACAGTGTAGCGGCGCCATTGCGTACACCCCCTTGGCTACAACTCCGCGTTGCGCTTTGGAACAACTTGTAAAAAGGTATAACCCCGGTGTGGTAAGCATCTCCGTTTCGTATTGGGCTGCCAAGTGCTCGTATTCGACCTGCTCCAATTCCAATTCCGGCTTTTTGGCTGACGTACTTGACAATACTGCTAGTAGTGGCATTGATACTGTCAAGACTGTCATCTGTTTCAATAAGCACACAGCTAGAGAATTGCTTTTGCGGTGTGCGAACACCGGCCATGACAGGAGTAGGCAAACTGATATCATGTAAACTGATAGCATCGTAGTAGTCCTTGATCCATTGTAATCGTGTTTCTTGGGGATACGTTTGAAACAGTGTAGCTGCTATCAGTATATATGCCACTTGTGGAGTTTCGTATATTTCGTTGGTAACTCTATTTTGTACTAGATACTTGCCGCGCCATTGCTCCATGGCCACATAAGTAAAATGTTTATCTCTTTCATGGTGAACAAAACTGTTCAGACGATCCCATTCGCTAGCAGTATATGCGTCTATTAGACCTTGATCATAAAAATCCGATTCCACATTTTGCTGTACCAATTTAATCAACGGCCACGGACTGTAATCACCATATACCTGTTTGCGTAAATGATAATTAATTAGTCTTCCTGCTACATATTGATAATTTGGAGTTTCTTCGCTTATAAGATCAGCAGCAGATTTAATAAGTGTTTCTTGGATATCTGCTGTTTTTATTCCGTTATAAAACTGTATGTGGCTTTTTATCTCTACTTCGCTTGCGCTTACACCAGTGATTCCTTCGGTTGCCCAAAATACAACTCGGTGTAGTTTTTCTAAATCTAGTAATTCTTTACGTCCGTCTCTTTTAGTAACTTGAATTTGTGTCATTAACGCCTCTAGTATTGTTCTAATTTTAAGTCAACCGCTGTGTAGCGATATTTTAATTTTAATTCTTGATTAATGTGTTCTTTATTTACAATCTCGTCCTCAATCAAATTAAGAACATATTTTCCGCCACACAAGTATGCTATATGGTAATTGTACCTGGTCTTTCGATCGTAATATATCCTAATTTCCGGTTCTAAGAATGATTTATGACCTGAAAGATGTAAAGTATACACGATTCCTAACACTTTAGCAAGGTCACAATAGGTATTTTCTTGTAACAACTGCCATGGATCTGGCCAATTGGATGGCGAGTCATAATCCAAGTAAAAAGGACTGAAAGGACAAGTATGCCATAATTCCAAAGTCGTATGTATGGCTTCAACTAAAGATAGATTGTCGAAATTTTGCCTAACAGACTTCCACCGCCGCAATCGCTCGCTGGTTGATAATTTGAACATCAAATGAACTGTCTATATGTGAATTGATATGTTGCGATTCCACTGCTTACAGAAACAAGAATGCAGTCGTTATTAGCTGATATATTAGCACCCACTCCGGTGGGCGTTTCAACGTAGCTGTCAGTATAAGTCAGTGTAGAGCCTTGTGTGGCCAGTGTCAATGATCCTATTCTAACATTACTATTACTTTTCAGTTGATAATCAACAATGCCTGCTGCGTTGCCAGCCGTGACAAAAACAGATGGTGTTGTTGTGATAGTAAATCGTTGGCTAGGATTTATTACACAGTTGCCTAAATATAAACCTGAATTCACTCTGTTGTCACTGTCGTAAAAGTTGCCAAGTTCAAAATTAAAATTACTTCCATTTGAAACAAAGCTTGTTGCTCCACCTATGTAATTGCCTATGCTTACGAACCCGGTACTAGTACCAAGATGAGCTGCTGTATTGCTCATATCAGTAAAACTACTGTTCATAACTCTTACTGATGTAATTGATGCACCGGTTAAAGCAATACTGTTGCCGCCACCAACAAACACACAGGTATCAAATGTAAGTTTACTAGATCCAATTACTGAACTTGCAACCGAAACAATGTTAGGAAAAAAACCTGCGCTTGCATTTGAAACAAACTTGCTGTTTGTTATTTTTACATTACTAGCACTGTCAATCACAACCAGCGGAGTTACAATGCTTGCATTACTGTTAAAGAAATTTATGCCGTTAACTTCTATATCTATAGGATAAACAGCTGAACCACTTCCAATACTTGCTGCTGTCTGAAAAGAACTGTCGCATGTTGTAGCTACAGACTGATTGCCCATTGATTGTTTTATTACGGTACTAGATAATCCATCACCCACCAGTTTGGTGTATGGAGGAATTAAAAGGGTGCTGTTAATAGCGTATGTTCCGCCAGGAAAATAAATTGTTCGTCTGGCTCGAGGTTCAGTCGGACTGACTGTTGATTGGTAAATCTGTTGTATTGCACGATTAATTGCTACTGTATCATCTGTAGTACCATCACCAACTGCTCCAAAATCTTTTACATTTACAATGTCATCTAATTTTTGTTGGTAGGTCCTTACAGTAGGCGACATTATACTTGCACCGGTTTGTGCTGTATAACCTGCAGTATTGCCTACAAAAGTGTACGAAGAAAATGCAACGTTTGAAGTTAAATCATAAATGTCATGTTCTGTTAAAATCCGCGTGATGCCCACAATTGGGGCGCCTTCTGCCAGAGTGCCATTACCAATATATAATTGTCTTGTATCTACGCTCCAGCCAAGCTCAGCTGAGGCAAGTTGCGGAAGATCTTGCTCCAATCCCCTGCGATGTTGAATTCTGCTTATCTGCGTAACGGCCATGCTAAATCCTCAATTATTGTGTATTTAGCTTGTTAGGTAGTACAGTTCGACTCTACGCATCCATTGATCGCTCCAATACTGGAAATCCTTGGGTTCTAGCACAAATTCTTGATACTGGGGGGTTGAATTTTCATCAGCCGGTAGAGCACACATAAGAATGACACCTGTAGTAATGCTTGTTCCGTGTGTGCCGTTGTGAGCCGCCGCATATGCCGCGAGCTGTAAAAAATAATCGTCGATCCATTCGCGTTTCTTAGGCTTGTTCGTTTGTTTAAAATCCATGATCGCAGGCTGTCCTCGCCAAACGCCCACACAGTCAGTAGTACCAGCATAAAGCCCAGAATAGTATAAAGGCACCTCGCAACCCCAATATTCATCAACATTTCCTAATCCTTCCAATATAACTTGTGCTGCCATAAACCACGAGGGTTGAGCATAGGGATTAGCAGGAAAATCGCCTAAGTCATCGTGCTTGATATACCGTTCTAGATAGGTATGCATTCTGGTACCACGATTGGCAGCTTCGGTTGTGATCTGTTGCGCTCGTTCATGACCTACACGATCTTTCCACTCGCGCAATGCTTGTCGGGCTTCTTCGGGCTTAGTACGATCCAGTATGGTTGTTACACTGGGTACCTTGCTACCATCAGGAAGACAATAGTGTCGCTTGCCCTCAACAGTGGTCCTGTTAAGGGGCTTGTAGTCAAATTTTTGAATAATCATCTAAAATTTTATTAATTTGAGCAGCTAACAATTTATCATAATTGGTACTTGTTAATAAATTAAAATTGTGCTCAACAATTGATTGTATTTGATTTAGTATTTTATCTTGATCTTGATTACATAAAAAAACAACTTGTTTCATTACTGCTGTAAATCTTTGCTTTTCGTTGACTATAGAATCATAGGTCTCGTCTATTATAATATTAAAAGTTTGAAAACCTAATTCTTTTAAAAAATTGAGATAACCAGGACTTGAAAAAACTACAAACAATCGTTTGGCCAAAATTGGTCTTGCAATCTTTTCGCTTACAAGAATAAGATCGTTTTGACTGACAGTTTCTGAAACCATTGTGTAAGCAGTTTGTGTGTAAAGTTGTACAGGAACATACTTATAGTTAACTATTTCTACATCATTGTACAAAGCTGTAGCATCAAATCTATTTTGGATATCATCATACCAATAAGTAGGATTTTTATTATGTCCTGCGTAAGTAAATATTATTTTATCTTCAAGTAATTCCCTTGGTATCAACTCGTATATAAGATCTCTAGGAGGTCTATTAGATCCCAACAAACAATCAAAATATTTAGACTTTGGTTGATTGGGTGAAATATCATTTAAAAGGTTGTTTATTCCTAAATTATTATAAGTAGCAGCTATCTCCCGCATCCAAGCGTTCCAAAACAAATTTTTTGTTTCATATGTTTTACAGTATTTTCCTGGTAAGACCCATATAACATTGCGAAACAATTCAAGGTTGATATGATTTGTCCAATTTGGATGATCTGCAAAATAAAAAACTAAGGTAGAATGTGTATTTAAATTGTATAATATAGATGGAAATTCACTTCCGCACTGAAAAATACATGATACTTTAAATTTCTTGTTTGAAGATATGAATTCGTCTAAATCATGCGTTATTTCGAATTTTTTTATATCTACGTAGTCATCCTTAAACCATCGTTCAAAGAAGAATTTTTGAGAATAATATAACAACATTATATACGGAAGCTTTCGCCGCAGCCGCAGCGATCACGTTCCTTGCTGTTTATAAAATCAAAGCCTTCGTTAAGACCTTGACGTTTGTAATCCATGGTCATGCCATCAATGTAAGGAAGATCCTTGGGATTGACAAATACACTAACACCATTTGATTCATACTTGACCTGTTCATCTGTGGGTTTGTCAATGTATTCTAATTTGTATGCCAGTCCAGAACAGCCTGTGGTTCTTACTCCAATGAGAATACCAGCACCATGACCTCTACGGTCAAGCTGTTGTCTTACTTTTTTTGCTGCCAGTTCAGTTAGCTGTATCATTTTTTGATCGATAGTCTGCCAGTGCTGCTTTGATAGCATCTTCGGCTAAAATACTACAGTGGATTTTAACCGGAGGTAACGCGAGTTCTTCCGCAATGTCCGAATTCTTAATTGAATCCGCTTCATCAAGACTTTTTCCTTTAAGCCACGTAGTGACCAACGACGAGCTTGCTATAGCCGAACCGCAACCGTATGTTTTAAATTTGGCATCGGTGATAACATTGTCTTCTACTCGAATTTGAAGTTGCAAAACATCGCCGCATGCTGGCGCACCAACTAAACCAGTGCCTACGCTTGGGTCTGTTTTATCTAGTTTTCCAACATTTCTTGGATTTTCATAATGATCCAAAACCTGACCTGAATAAGCCATACATTCTCCTTGGAGATATTATAAACTTTTTAAGATCTTTTTGCAAGTGCCGACTTTGCCATCGAGTCAACTGTACGCTCAGGAGCTGTTTTTACACCTTTTGAATCAGTAACCCCGGGTTCTTCATCTGCATCATCTGCAAAAGGTTCAAGATATACATACTTGACTCCAGAAAGATCGTCTTTGATATCTTTGATTAGATTTTTAACGTTTTGATTGTTCTTGTAAGCGTCCAACAAATTTTCCAAATTAAACTGTTGTTCACCTGTGCCTTGAACCAAGTTGATCAGACTGTCTACTCGTATGCGAGGTTGAATGTGGGTATCGTGAGCTCTATGACGTAAGAATTCAAGTGTGGTGAGCAAATTTGCATCACCACGACCGTCTGCCTCATCTTCGAGCACTTCATCCAAGTATTGATCTAAGTTCTCTGAAATAACTTCACGAATACGCATCAGCGTTTTTCTCTGCCCACTACATTAGGGCCTGCTGCTGCATCTGTTGCAGCAAAATTATCAGTCTCCATGTTGCCAGTCATGTCTGTTGCAGGCATTTGGTCTGGCATAGGGCCACCAGGTGCAGGCATGTCCATTCCCATCGGAGCGGCCACTTGTTCACCGGCTAAAGCTCTTGCCGCATCATCGGCTGTGCTTCTTGCTGATCCTAATTGTTGTACCATATTAGCTAATAGCGGCTCAACTGCACCTTTAAATGCCTCAGCCTGTTCCATGCCAATTTGATCACGGATAGTGTCTAGCAGTGCAGGCATTTGCTCGTTTTGCATTTTGCTTACATCTTCCAGCATGTCTTGGATACTATCAACCATGTCCTTGGCAGCCAAAATAGCTTGACTCTTGCCCATTTCGCTTTCCATGATCAGCTGTTGCTTGTTTTCGATCATCCAACGGTGTAGACCTTCACGGATCATCAGTAATTCCATGTACTTTGGATTTTGTTCTGCTACGTGGACTCCGTGACTGTGCTTGATTTTTTCAAGATTTTCGGTTAAGCCTTGAGCTAGCACATAAGCTTTTGGAAAGTTTAAATTGTCATAATCAATTTTGACGCCAAAGCGGCTTTCCATAACTTTGTTGATTTTTTTAGCGGAAGGCTTGACGCCCATTTCTGTTAATCTCATAGTGGTGTGTTCCCAAATTTTAAGTATTTAGCCGAAATCAAAGTTTTTTTCAAAATGTTCAAAACGGTACGACGTTGTAATGTAGCGTCAATATATCTATTTAATGCAATATTGCTTTGAAATTGGTTTTTTGTAGTATTAATTGTGTGTTTATAAAATGCTATATCGTTATCAAGTTTACCCAGCTGCCGGTCCAATTCCAGCACTTCATTGTAATCTGATTTGTTTTTTATAGATTTCAAACAATATAAAATTGCATGAGATTTGGCAACAAAATCGTGTAAATGTCTACCATCTCGTTGTATGACTCGCCAGCAGTTTTTTGTATGCCCGGTGATAATATAGGGGCCAACAAAAAACCCGCGATTTCCATTGGGGATAACCACGGGTTCGTTAATAAATTTTTTAAGTTCTTGTTGGGTCCAACTTTTTATATATTTGATACCAAAATCTGCAAATGCGTTTTGAGCCTGTTCAAAATCAGTTTTTTTTCCTGTAATAGATTTTTCCATCTTGATTTTTTCTAAATAAAATATCTTTGTTAACCAACTGATTAGCTATTAGATGTTGTCTTGCAGACATGTCTTCTTTAGCTATCTGTTTGACATCTTCAATTTGACCTAAAACATCTGCTTCTTCATTGGTAATTGGTATCCTTATTTTATTTACAAGTTCTACTATCTTCATTTTTTATTTTAGAATAAGTTGTACAATGACCATAATTAAGCCTGTGAGCATTGCTACGCCAAAGGCTGTGCCAACAGTGATCAACTGCCCGCTACTTTTACTGGTAGCTTCTGCAGCCGACTCTGATATTTTCGTGCGTATAATTACAATATGTTCTTCCATTGTATGCATACGCTGTTCTAACTTATCTAGTTTTTCTTCCAATGCCCGGTATCTTTCAGCACATAAATCCACGTGCGCCTCCAGGTTTGCTCTTTCGCTTGCTGCCATATCGCTCTTTCATAAAAGTTAGAGGGTTCTGAGTTAGTGCCTAGATAATGTGCCATAAAAAGATGCCTAATAGGTGCCTGTCTTTAAATAGTATTTAAGTTAATTCTGCCTTTTATAAAATATATGTTTTTTATTGCGCCGTATGGATAAAAAATAGGCAATATAAATCTTGCAGTTTCTTCAAGACCGCAGATAATAGGCACCCTAGCAAATGCTTGATCGAGCGTACCAACTGGGTCGGATCCTTTCAAAAATACGTCTTCATGTTCTACACCAAAACTGAAAATCCAACAGCGTTGATTTCCAAAATATATTTCGGGAAAATATGAGGTTTCGTCAATCACTAAGTCACGCACATATGGACCATCAATTAATTGAGGTTGCGCTCGTAACCCAATACACTGCAAGACTGTTTCCCAATTACGTTGTTGATTGCGCTCAAGTTCTACATCATCGCGATGTCTTATTATTCCAGTAGCAGTTATATCAACTAAGGTTACACCAGTATAAAATTCCATATAAATATTTATAATCAATAAAAAAGCAGACTGAAGTCTGCTTTTTATTTTTAAATAAATTTAAAATTAAGCTACTGTAAATGATGCACCATCAGCTACAGTTGTACCACTTAGATCAACACTGTTAGTGCCAACTGCTGTTCCTAAGGCACGAAGTGTAGTTTGCAGCACGCTTGCTGCTGGTGCATTAACACCGTCGCAAATTACGCTAATAACACCAGTAGCTGCGTTTGCAGCAAAGTATACTAACACACCTTGTGGTAGTGAGCGTATAATTGCTTCAAAAGCTTCATTAACTGCATCATCTTCTGTACGAAGATCAACTGCACTTGCACTTGCATCTTTAGCAGTGATTAGATATAATTTAACGCTATGACCAACTTGTGCACCTGATGTGCCATTTAATGTGCCTACTACACCAGCGAATGCATAACCTGAACTACGAGTAACTCCTATTGGCATTTTATTTCTCCTTAAATGTTTGCGTATTACCGCATAATAATATTTATGGCAGTAATAAAAAAAAGCAGACCAAAGTCTGCTTTTTCAAGGTACAAAAATACCGATTAACTTGCTGCTAGTTTAATACCAACATTACGAACATCCATGGTAGTTGTTGTAACTGGGCCATTAGCACCAATGTTACTTGATAGGGTAGCACGTAATGCAACTTGCATTGCTGCTGCACTTGCCCATGAACTACGCTCAGTGATAACACTTAACTGCGTGTTAGCAGCAGTTGCACCAATATCAACTTGATATGCTAGAACTGTTGCGTTTGACGAAATAGCATTTAACAGTGTTTCAACTGCACCTGCTGTGCCATTTGTGCCACGACTTAGTTCAGCTGCAAGATTACCTGCAACAACTTGAATGTTGTATGCATTGACTGGACCAACAACACCAGTACTAATAATTGCTGCATTTGTTAGAATACGTCCACCATCAACGTTGTTTACGCCACCTGTGTCGCCATTTACTTTTGTTGCTCCTATTGGCATTTATTTCTCCTTAATTATTTGCGTTACCGCATGCTAATATTTATATCAAAGTATTCAAAATTACAATCTTCCTTGCACATTTGAAGTGGAAAATACTCCACGATTTACCAGTTTTATAAAACCACTAGGTGTGTTTATAACAAAACCTTCGCCTTTGGGTACATCGTTTACATATTGCTCTACGCCTTGTACTTGCGGTTCTAATTGATCTAATATGGCTAATTTTAGGTTGTAAATTGCGCCATACGCAGTATCCATTGCTTCCATAATAGGACGATTTTCTTCTGCTGCTACAATCGCCAATTGCGGTTTGGTAATGTTATTTTGTAACCAAGCAGCATCTACTGCTTGTCCTGTATACTTTCTGTTATAATATTGCTGTAGTCTAGCGATAGTGGATTGCGTTAAACTGCCTAAAAACGCATCCCCATTCAAAGCTTGGAAATTTCGCACCGCTGCTTGTGCTGCTTTGACTTGTTTCACTGGTTCTCTGAGTGCAAATTTCGTGCCCATGTCACCAGTTAAAACAGTAATATATTGATTGGTACCGCTCAAGCCGCCTAGACCTTTTAAAGAAGTTTTGTTGGTTAATTCAGTGCCTTTGGTTGTTTTTTCTACATCATTACCGTAAGTGTGTACCGCCAACCCAAAAGGTCTGCCTTTGATTTGCGTTTTCCCTAACTCGCTGTCAGTTTTTACCTTGTATTTGACTCCATATGGATTGGCATGAAAAACATAGTAACCTTGCTCTTGGTTAACCGGCTCAGTCCACATCACATCCCCTTGGACTAATCCGCTAAATCCTGCAGGTACTATGCTAGCCACAGCATCAAACATATCTGCTAGTTTTTGTCCCACATCCATGTTTTTTCCATGCTGAGCAAAGAAGTTTAATAACTCTTGTCCAGATGTAACTTGGCCGCCCGGCATGCCGATGTACTCTTTGTAGTTCATAGTAAACAGACCATCGGCTGGTCTACGACCAAATATAATAGCCGGGCTACCGTCCCATTTGATACTAACAATGGTTGGGTTAGAAACCGCGGCGAGCATGCCTGTGACAGCATCTTGTGCTGCGGCGCTTCCGTTAAGAATAAAATCTTCAGGATGCGGAGTTCTTATGCCTTCGGTAAGTGTTGTAATAAATTCTAGTAGCATTATACAAACTTGTTAGAAGTTTCTCTAAACCATGCTGCGGTTCCGGGCATAGGTGCTGCTTCTGGCAATTGAATGTCGCTTCTGGCTAGAGTTTCTCTAGCCGCTGCTACTAGCTGATCGTAATTGGGTCTTTTACTAACTGCATCTAGTATATCATCGGCTGTGTTTAACTTCGCTACAGGTATTCCGGTTAACTTGCTGATAGTGGCAGGATTTTTTCCATTTTCAACCGTGGTATTAGTTGCACGATCCACCAATCCATGTTTGTAACTGTATTTTAATCCCGGGTGTAATGTACTAACGATACTTGCTAACAGTATAGCACGACTTTCACCGGTAAATTGACTTCCTTCGCGGCCTCCACGCATGGCAAATTGCTGCCATATTGGATCTCCGCTAAACATAAAATCTGTTTGTGCATACCCATTATCTGGATTACCATTAACGGGAGTCTTAAAATGCACATTGTCTCCGGATTTTTCTATCCAATTTGTTTTATCTTTTGCAGTATTAGAAATTTGTTCATCGGGTATGCCTTGCTGTCTACACCATGCTGCTAATTTTGATATTAATTCTTCTTTGCTAACTTGTGTTTCATCTACAGATAAATCTAAGTCACCCGACGATCCTGGTTGCTCTTCTGTACCTTTTTTACGACCAGTTGTCCCCAGCCATTTTATAGGCACATTTTCTTCATCTCGATCTAAGGTAAAATCTAATCCAGTGATTTGTTCTAGCCAAGAGATTGTACTGGCAATTTCGCTAGTTAATATGCGTCTTGTCAACGGAGTTTTGTCGGCCTGTTTAAAAACATTACCGCCTTCGTTTATTTTCATCTACGACCTCTCCTTGGTTTAGGAGGCGGTGGTATATTTTCCACACTGCCTTCTTTGTTAGCGTAATCATCTAGTACAGCGTAGTCGTCGAATCTAGCTCTAACAGGTACTCCTGTGGTAGGAATTTGATACCAATTTCCGTCTGGGTATTTGTAAAACGTACCAGCTGGTGTTTCGACTGCAATGCGCTCGTTGTCGGCCATTGGCTGGTCAACCAAGTTAATAGGTTCTTCTGGTTCATCAGGTATCGTCCTGCCAGGCGGAGTTCTTGATGGAAGCTGTGCTGGTTCGACAGTCTGGTCTGGCTGAGTTTCTGGCCCTCTAGCTTGTTGGGCTAAATCTTCAAATCTACCATTTTGTTTTGCTAGTTTTTCAAGTGCTTGTAACGATGTGCCTGATGCTATTTGTCTGTTACCGGCATCAGTCCAACGTCCCGATTTATCAGCATCTTGCGGTAAAGCAGGATACTTGTAGTAGAGTCTTTGATCTCTAGTGGTCACAACCAGACGTTTGCCCTGCGGCACCGTTGTACGAGACAATGGTTTGTCTTGAGGTCGATACTCATCAGTGGGCATGAAACTGGGCACGCCACTTGAGTGTTTTTGTAACATTCTTGAAAACATTCCTGGGCCACTGTCTGAGGTAGTTCTACCAGTGTATTCACCAGTTTCTGGATCCTTTTCAAAATCCCATCTGTCGTAAGGGTCTCTCACTCGAACTTCATCTTCAACTATTATGTCCTTAATCTTCACGTCGAAATCTCCTGACTCCGCGAGCAAACTTGGCAGGATCTTGTGCTCTAATGCTGTTAAGTAACCTACGTTCTAATTCAGCTGCTTGTTCTGCATCGTAGTTTTCTTTGATATAATTTATCAAATTGATAGCACCCTGTATCACATGTCCAGCACGACTTTCCACTAAATTTTCCCTGTCTTTACCAACGGGCATATGGGCTAGTTCGTCAAGTATACTGCGGGTGCGTTTTTGCAAAATCTACTCCAATACTTGTTATTTACCGTATTATAACAAGTTACGGTAATTGAGTTTGTTGACTAGCATATCAAAATACATGCTATGCCCGGCCGGGCCATCATGTCCGTTCCATCCACATAAATCAAAATCTACTGGCTTTATACCGGTAATATTTTCCTGAAACCATATTCTACTATCATCAAACCAATTTAAAATTCTGGGTTCGTTTTTAACGTAATTAACAAAAGCATCTCGCATAGGTAGTTGATTATCGCTAAAATTTTTTCCGTTATTGATTATAAGAAATTGCTTGTTTCTTGCTTTAAAAAATTCTATCAGGCCTATTATATGTGCATATAAAGTACACTCGATTGTTTCAAAATCTAATTTTTCAATCGCTTCTTTCGTTAATATATTGTGTAACGTATGACTATGTGGTGTAGTCAAGTCAAATCTAAATATTGTAGTAATATTTAAAATATACAACACTGGTAATTTAGGGTTTTCTAAGCAGTGCTGCATTGCTAATTTAAGCATCATGTCATTGCTACGCCCGGGTAAACTTTCGTTTACTATTTCTGTACACCCATAAAGTTTAGAAATTTTGTACCAATAATGATCTTGTATACTTGGGCACCATATTCCGTTGTTATATGTGTGGCTGTCACCAAGATTGTATAAAATCATTCGGTTTTTGTTTTAAGGCTTGCCAGCATACTTTTTAGTCGCGAGCTGTCAACTGTAGCCTGAGCTGATTTATCTAAGTCAAGTCCAGGTTTGGGTCGGGCTGCGACCATGGGGCTGGTTGTTGTGGTAGATGTTTTGATTTGATCAAGTATCTGATTACTTGTACGGAAACCTTGTCCGCCATTCTCACTTTGTGCATCCGGTCCAGGATCGGTAATACGCATGGTTTCGATATTGTATTCTAAATCCACTTTCATACCTACGCCAGTACTGCTACGACTTTTCATACATTGTATCTGATATCGACCACGCTCACGCATGGCTCGACTTGTAAAAATACCAAACACATTATCTGCTGTATTAATTTTACTGATACCACCTGATATATGACTGTGATCAAATTCTACTTCTTCGACTGCCGATCGATTTAATTGACTTGCTGTTACCATTAACATGCCTAGTTCTTTGGCTAAATTGCGTAGTTCTTCACTGACATACTTGTCCTTTACAAACAAGTCATTGGGACTAACCTTGGCGCTTACTGGCATTAACAAGTCCAAGTAGTCAATCATAATAAAGTCTACCTGTCGACCTGTTTGAATTTGATATTCTTTAAGATAAGAACGTATATCATTGATATTGCTTTGGGCAGGTAGGCCTTTAACTTGATAAGTTCCTGCTTTTTTTCCTACCATTTTTACTTTTAGTGTGGTGGTATCAATATCCTTACGAATATCTTTAGTACTCATGTTAGACAACATGGCATCAGTACGCAAGCTGGTCAGTTCTTCACTCAGTTCCAGTGTAATATAAACGCCGTTCAATCCTGCTTGTAGCCAGTTTAGCGCAATGTTCATCATAACAAGCGACTTACCTGATCCTGATCCACCGGCAAAGATGTTCAGTTCTCCTCTACTGAATCCACCATATAGCAACTTGTCAAGACTAGGCCATCCTGTGCTCACTTGCCCGCCTGAATTGAAATATCGGTTGATACGAGTAGCCGGATCAGCAAAATAGTCTGTACCCATGTCTTTGGTCAAACTGATCTGTACAGCATCTTTTATCAGTTTTTCTACAGGATCGAAGTCACCTCGTTCAATCATGTCCGCTGCTTTGAGAATAGCTCGCTCTAGTTCTTGCTTGCGACTAAATCCTTCAAACTCCTCTAGAAACCAATCATAGTGTCCGTCTCTGAGATCAGGAACAGATCGTAATTCTATACCAGTTGCAGCCTGTATCTGTTCTCTAGTAGGCAGGGTTTTATGATCATCACTGTGTTTTTTTATAAACTTTGCAGCTTCCCGTAAACTTCTATCAAAATTTTCTGCATTGTAAATGTTCTGAACACGCACATAAGTTTCTGCGTCTTCCAACATCATTTCTAAAAATAATTTCTGTACTTCTGGATTATAATCTTTCATGTTGTATATAGTTTTTTCTTTTTAAGTTGAATTTTTAACTTGCTTGTTTCTCTTGACGCTAATATGCTTTTTAACACAAACAATTTGCCGTATTGAACTACAGCGTCATTGATATCTTTACAGGTTTCCTGCCATACAGGAAAACTTACTGTCCATCCTGCCTCAATCGCACGATCTACTAACTTTCTTCCTGCACGATCTGTATCTGGCACAACTATAACTTCACGCTGTAGCCTATCTATCTGTTCAACTTGCGTATCTGAAAATTCGGAACCATTAAGTGCCACACCATCCACGCTCATAGCGTCAAATGGACCTTCACATACTATGACAAATCGACTATCTGGCAGTTGATTATCTAAATTGAACACAAAATCTGCTGGATGACTTGACCAATATTTTGGTTTAATACCGTCAACGATAGCTCTTGCTGTATATCCTACTATACTTTGCTTGTAATAAAACGGGATAATTATTCGTCGATGCAAATTGTATGCTTCTTCGGGTGTCCAGTAGAATTTATATTTGTCTATATCAATATTTCTACGATGTACATATTCAATTGCAGCAAGTAATTCTGCGGGCACATTATTGTAATCACCTATGCTGTAAAAATTAGCTAATTCAACTACATTCCTTGCTTGCTCAGGTAATGTTCTTGCCTCATAATGAATTTCTTCTTCTGGTACCTGCTCAAGCTCTTCAGGGGCTACAAGTTCTTTAAGTCTTACCGCCTCAATTACCAAGCGTCTTATTGTTAAATCATCAGCACCCAACCAGGCGAGTAATTTTCTAAACTTAAATGTAAGATGCCTTCCTGGCACATAACTGGCCTTGTAGCCACAGTTGAAGCAATGATACGACACCGCACCTGCATTAGTTTTTATGCCACCTCTACCTCGAGCATCAGACGATTCACCATTGTGCGGGCAGCATACAGCATTGAATGATATCCAGCCATTCTGACCCGTTTTACGACGGGCAGGCAGTAGTTGCAAAACTGATTGCTGGATAGAGTCTAACATACTGCTATTGTATATTAATTTTTAACAGCGGCCAATCTTAATGATTGTAATACTCGAATATAAAACCAACCAATATCAAATTCAAACCACCGACGGCTTAAACGAGGACTAGCTGGATCCAAATGATGATTATTGTGTAATTCCTCGCCGCCAATTAATATACCAATGGGCACGATATTACGACTTTGGTCTCTGGTCTCACCGTTGCGATATCCCCAAAAATGTCCAATACCGTTAATTACTCCTGCTGCCCAGAAGGGTATCCAGATCATTTGTATACCCCATATTATGGCGCCCACCCAACCGAATAGTAAGATGTTGAACACAAGGAGAATAGTAATGCCAAGTCTGGAGTGAGGCGTGTATAACTTATGCTCAATCCAATCATTAGGAGTGCCAACACCGTATGTATTAACCATGTCTTTATCTTTGCTTGCCTCATGATACAACAATGCTCCTTTAAGTAAAACATGCCAGATACCATAGTGTACTGGACTATGTGGATCTTCTGCTTGTTCGCAAAATCTATGATGCTTTCTATGAACCGCCACCCACTGTCGAGTGACCATTCCTGTAGTTAACCATAACCAAAAACGCATGGCATGACTGACCATGGGATGAAATTCCACTGCTCTATGTGCCTGACTGCGATGTAGGTATAGCGTCACACAGTCTATGGTGATGTGTGTGACTAAAAAAGTGTATAGTATGATCATGTAATACTTATTAATTTACGCTTATCACACAAGTTATCCTATATACCAATAAACCCCATCGGACCATACAGGGGCAACATTTGAGCCACCGCCACTGATTGTAGCACCAAAGTTGCCCGCGGCCGTAATGTTGCCATCTGACACAAAGGCCCTGGCTCCGGACACTGCTGTGAGGCTATCAAATGCCGCAGGAGATGTAATAGTTGTTTTTGCAAAAACATTGCTGACAGCTCTTATATTTCCTGTGACCATAAGATTACCTGCCTGCACATTGCCAGTGTAAGTGGTCAAATAGGCAGCGGTATTTGCATTTGCTTGAGATACTATGTTATTGATATCATTTTGAAGGCTGGCAGCATTGGCATTGGCATATGTTTGATAGGCACTAAGATTAGCAGAAACAAAAGTAGCGGGTGGTAAAATTACGATGCTTCCAACCATACCGCCGTGTACGGAACATTGATACACGTAGGTGGAACCAACTAAATCAAAAGGAACTTTCCAATATAGTGTTCCACTGACTTTTCCTTGGGCACTAGAATCTGTGCTAACAGTTCCATCTGTTGCAACATGAGTCAGACCTGTGTCGTAATTTGAACCACCAGATGATACACGAATCATAAACGGGTGACCACTGACACTTAAAGCAAATGATATTGTTTCACCGCCGGTTACATAAATGGTTGGATTACTGCCAGAATATTGGTCAAACAGATAACCCGAGGCACCGCTGTTTGTCACACTTAAACGTGAGACAGAAGGCAAGTACATTTGACTAGCTTGAGTGTTTGCATATGACTGATAGGCACCAAGATTTGCCTGTATAGCAACTACGTTGGCATTTGCAAAAGTTTGATATGCATTGATTGTGTTAATTGATGTTGCTTGTGATGCTGCATTGGCATTACTGAAAGTCTGGAAGGCACCAAGATTTGCCTGTATAGCAACTACATTGGCATTTGCAAAAGTTTGATATAAACCAATGTTTGCATTGATCAAATTGATACTTGTGGCCTGTGTGGCTGCATTTGCTGTGAGACTATCTAATGATTGTGCTTGCGTAGCAGCATTTGCAATTAAAGTAGTTAACGAAGTAGCTTGTACTGCGGCATTGGCATTTGCAAAAGTTTGATAAGCACCTATATTGGCATTTATACTGTCAATTGCAGCACCTTGTGTGCCTGCGTTGGCCTGCAAGGCAGTTATGTTTGTTGACGCCGTTCCTAAATTTGCATCTATATTGATAATAGATGCTCCTTGTGCGGCAGCATTGGTGGTCAAACTGTCTAAAAACTGTGCCTGGACAGCGGCGTTACTCAATAAAGTTGTGATTGAGGTAGCCTGCGCTGCTGCATTGGCATTTGCAAAAGTTTGAAAAGCACCTATGTTTGCATTGATGCTGTCAATTGCGGTGCTTTGAGCAGCAGCGTTACTAACCAAAACTGTTAAACTAGATTCTTGACTGACTGCATTTGCAAGTAGAACGGTTAAGTTAGCAGCTTGCACTGCGGCGTTGCTTGTTAACTGTTGTAATTCTAAAGTTTGTGTTACGGCATTTCCCGACAATACATCTAACACACCTTGTTGTACGGCGGCGTTGCTCTGTAAACTAGCGATGGCCGTATTGGCCGCAGTTACATTGGCATTAACAGAAGTAATTAGACCAGCCTGTGTAGCAGCATTGGCAGTCAGTGCAGTAATTGCACCATTGGCAGCAGTTACATTTGCATTTACAAGATTTATACTTGTGGCTTGCACTCCAGCATTAGAAAATAAATTATTGATTTCGTTTGTTTGTGCAGCAGCATTGGCATTGGCATAAGTCTGATATGCACCCAAATTGGCTTGTATGGATACTACATTTGCATTTGCATAAGTTTGATAGGCACCTAAATTGGCCTGTATGACCAAAACATTGGCGTTGGCAAAAGTTTGATATGCACCAATATTAGCATTCAAATTATTAATACTGGTTGCCTGCGTGCCTGCGTTGGCATTGCTGTACACCTGGAATGCACCAACATTTGCACTAATTGTGTTGATGTTGGCAATCAATTGATCCAGTGTGGCAAATCCGGTATTGGCTGCAAAATTGTTTATTTGAATTTGTTGCGCTGCTGCGTTGGCTTTTAGACTGGTTATTTCAACATTGGCCGCAGTGATGTTGGCTCTTAGGCTGTCAGTTTGTACATTAGCTGCTGCAACATTGGCATTCACTGGGCTTAGATTACCCGAGTCATTAATTTGTGTAACATTGGCCAATACATGACCGCCTGCAGTAACACCATCGTGTACCCTGACAGTATCTAAATCTGTATCAATGGTAATTTCGCCCACTAACCCAGTATAGGTAGAACTCACACTGGTATTGGCTCTTTTTAATAGTAAGTAGTTTGTTAAAGTTACATTGGCAGTCATTATATTGTTCCTACATCAATTACAGCATTTGCACTGAAGTTCAACGGATCAGATTCATAGTATGCTGGTAGCACTTCTAAATCCAATGGAACTCCATAATTTGCATCTGTATAAAGTGGACGTTCAGTATTGGTCGCCACAGTGATTAACTTTAGTGTTAATTTATAAAATCTTTGATCTAATGCAACTGTTACAGCTCGAGGAATAGTTACTGTGCCTTGACCTTTGCTGATATCAGTCATTGATACCGTAAAAGCATCAACGGCGCCTTGAATTAAAGGATCCTGTATTTGCATTTGTACTTGATATCCGGTCAAATTGACCGGTTTTTGATCTTGATTCAAAATTGAAATTTGTAAGGGATTGTCTATTCCCTGATAGATTTTAATTGGGCGACTGTACACGACTCTGTTCCTTGGTGAAAATACAGCAGGATCCCATAATTGGACCGTGACTGTATTCGGATATAAATAAGCTAGAATTTGCATTATCTTGTATTTATTGAAAAATGGACGAACCCAACTACCAGCAGTTATTAAAAAAATATCCCTTTTTGACTTACCTTGTATATGGTGGCAATGAATACATAGGCGTTATTCAAAACCTAGATGAAGTAATTACTACAATTTATGACTACGGTGCGCTTAGAACGCTAGAACAAAAACAACAATTTCTAGAGCTGGCAGAGACTTGGTGGTGGGAAAGCAACAGGCTGATACCTATCAATGTGTTCTTGAAAACAGAATGGACTCCGTTTAGAACTGTGGTTAAAACAATGAATTCAAAAGATGTGGAAATCAAGTTCGGCCCGCAAGTGAGCCTAAAAGAAATTGCCGCCAAACGTAGCAAGCGAAGAAGTATTACTCTAGTTAGAAAATTAGGTTAGCTATAACTGTAACTGATTTGCTCGCATATTAAGTTCATATTAACCGCAACCAGATGTGCATATCCAACTGAATGCGACTTCTTGAAGTAGTAGCTGTCATCTGCAGGACGCTTCCAGACTGACTCTGCAACTTCCTGCCATGTTCTACCAATCAAATGACGCTTGGCTGGACGTATCACTGCAAGAAACATAGCCAATCTAGGAATACTATCAACGGGCTCGGGCATTTTTGCTAGTGTATCGTAATGTGAACCAATGTGTATTAGTTGACTACAAAAATCTCTGGCCTGTAATAAATCCCACAAGGGCTCTTGATTCATTAACTCCTGTAAATGCTGATCATTTTTAATTTGTTGATATAACCCAACATTAAGAATATCTAATTTGATGTACCCTCGTTGTTCGGCAGCTTCATAGTCTAAACTTGCGCGACCAGTGTAAGGATCTACAGGAATATCTGTGAAGTAAACACCTGTATTGTGTTTTGTGATTTTTTCGTCGCGTACAATACTTGCGGCTATGTGTTTCAAGCAAGACAATGCTTGATCTCTATCAGCTACATCAATGTCGATATCACTGGAAAATTTCATAGTCCAGCTTCCTTTAGCACATGTCTGCACCATTCTACATCGGCCACGTAATCCTTGAACTTACGATTCCAGTAATCAGGATCAATCCAAGGAAGAACAATGGCCAAATGCTCTGTAGAAATAGACTCAAGAAACTCAATGCCACTATTGCAGTTATATACAAGCCAAGGGCTAACGCGACCAGTGGTAATATGATGACAAATCCTATTATGATTGCCGTACTTAAAATAATGGCTGTAACTAGCAAGCCCACTATCTCCATTGGAGTATTCCTCCATTTGTTTGAGGCCGCGTTCGAGTGCGTCCTGCACTGCTTCTCGTCTAACATATTCATGTAACCATTCTTCGTAAAATTTGTCTTTACACCAATGGTCTAATTTTTTGTTGTTCTTCAGTAACCAAGCTGTATAGCTGTTGCTGTTAACACAGCGAATAGCAACCAAGTGTCTGCCGAACCTAACAAAAGCATTGTAATACGGACTTGTAACAAAGTCTGTATAACTCTTAAGCTGTGCGCTACCTTGTGTGGTTTCATAAAATTGTAGATACGCTCTAAGTCCAAACTGAACTCCTGTTTCGGTTTCCTGTTGCCAACGACGTTTTTCTGTACAAAGATGTGCAGCAAGAGTACTTTCTTTGCTGTAACTTTTATTACAGTATTTACACTTATAGCTCGGCTTTGATTCTTCTGTCATCCCACCCGTGTTCCTTGGCAAGTTGTTTAAGATCTGCTGTGTCGTTGATTTTGGCAAGTAATTCTAATTCATCTTCTTTGCGCTCAGGGAATATTTGTCGCAGAAACTTTACCGCTTTATTATTCGAACCTTCACGCTTTTTTTGTTTGATCCAATCGTGCCTAAATGTACCCATGCCAGGACTGACTGTGGTAGCCAACAACCATTGTAATTCAGGATGTCGACTCAATTCAAAGAAGTGTTTGTTAAAATTTTCGTTGCAGGCAAGTAAATAATACTGTTGTAGTTCTGTACTGCCCTGTACACTGCTGCCCCATCTAATCATTAGGTAATTGCTAAATTTCTTTCGTTCTTCATCAGTGAGATCACGATAAAAGTTTCGATCTTTAGTATCAAAGGCTCGCATTTCGTTGGCAATGTTTAATTTGTCTGTCATACTGGATGGTGTGGTACTGTGTCTTCCTGATTGCTTAACGTATATATAAGTTTAACACGATCTAAGGCATCTTGTAAAGCGGCATTTGTTTTTGCAGCACGATGAATGTTTTCCCAAAGCCTTTCTTCATGCAATTCTGAAAACATTTTTTCTGTATCATAATCCCTGCCAATCTCAAATCTTTGATAAGGTGGGTCTCCTAGTTTACGTGCATAAACTATACCGTCTGCACGTTCGTATATGTAAGTAGCTCCAGGTTCTAATTGGCTCATATCACCAACATTTTGAATAATCAACTACTTCGCTTTGTCTTGAAATGTCTTTAACAAAGTAGGCACACAAAGGTTTTTCAACACCGGTTTCCAATGGCACTGCTAACAGTTGACCTGGTTTAAGTTTTGGAAAATACCATTTAACATCTTGATAAATGTCAACTATTTCTATTTTAGCAAATTCTGGTCTAAAGCTAGTTATAGGGTTAAAACAAAACACACTGAAGCCTCTATCATTAATACTGGTTAAAGGAACCACTTCTAGATCGCCTAGATCTGGTTCGCCGATCAACACATGCCAATCCACTGGCATTTTAACTGTGTGATCGCCTATACGTAATACCAAAGCCGGGCTATTAAAACTTTCTAAAAAGATAAGAGGAATATAAAAGTAGTCAGGTGTTCTAGAATCTGAATTATCTAGCACAGCAAATCGTAAATCCTCTATTTCGTCCGGAACTTCATTTAGCTCATAAGCTGTATTGTCAAGTGTTAGTATTCTCATTGTTGTAAAAGTAAAATTGCTGCTTTTTCTTGCCACCAACGAGCAATATCACGCATGTCAGTGCGATCTATCTGCACCCATTTTATGCCATTGCCTCGATCTTCAATTTGAAATATCATTGCCATTCTGCCTTTTCTACAGTGAAAGGATAATTAGCCTCTTTATAAAAAGTTTTGCGTTTTGTTAAATGTCGTTTTGCGAACTTACAGGTGGAGGTGATGTCCCAGATTTGAACAAAGTCCTTATCTTCTGCTCGACGTATGCCCCGCCCAATGCTTTGTATAACTCTAATAAAAGACTTCCCAGGCTCAATAAGAACAAGATTAAAAATACGGGGAATATTAATACCAACTGCTGCGACGCCGTAAGTAGCGATGATGATTTTGTTTGTTGCCTCTGCCACTTCGTCATAGTGCTCTTTGCGCTCCCCGGCTTTAGTCGCCCCAGAAACAAACACACTGCCTGGTAGTCGTTTGGCTAATGCCCGTCCGGCGCTGATACGATCTACCAATATAAGTGTGTTGCCCGAATCAACTATAGTACTTATCAAACGACCAATATAGTCAAGTCTTTCAGCAGTTTCTATTAGATATTTTAGTTCGCTTTGATAGTTGTTATATTCTTTGTGGTCCACTAACTGTACCACATTGACATGACACTGAGCCAAGTGTCCGGCTTCTTGTAGTTCGCTGGCGCTTAGTTGTCCTACTACAGGACCCAGCATGCAGTTGATGCTTTGTCTTGCGTAATCTTCTTTGGGTATGGTACCAGTCAAGCCCCAACGTATAGGAACCTGTGCAAACGGTCCGCTCAGTAGTGCTTTTAATGCATCGGCTTTGGCCTGATGTACCTCGTCTACTATAACTGCTACTACACCCTCCAAGAACTCGCCTATAGTGATATCAGCCTCGGCGTTATTGGTCGTCTTTAATAAATTGTTTAAGCTTTGCCAAGTACATATAGTATGTGTTCTATTGTATTCTTTTCTATCTCCAAAATACACACCGGTATCTAATTCAAGATTAACAAAATCATCTTCTGTCTGTGTCACTAAACTTTTGTTAGGCACAATAACTATTGTACGCCCATACTGGCTCACAGAATCTGCCAGTGCTGCTGTGATGATAGTTTTACCGGCACCGGTGGCTACTTCCTGCACACACTGTGGATTGGCCAAAAATCTATTGATAATTTCTGGTTGATAGTCTCGTAGTACTATAGGTTGGCCAGCCTTTGGATGATTTTGGGGCCACTGTTTGTGTTGATAAGTGTTTTCATCTACCGGAACAAATTCAAACGTGGTGCGATACTGTCTTGTATCCTCTACCTCAACATCGTAGCCTTGTTCATCAAGATAGGGCAGGATCTCTGGCAACAAGTTGATGTAAGTGGTGCCGCCAAGATTGAAGAAAGGAACCTTGCCATCCCAGCGTCCAAGTTTTACACTGGGTTGATAACGAGCGCCCGGTATTTCATATTTGTATCGTTTTACTAAGGCTGTCCTTGTGTTAAGTTCAAGGCCTTCAATTTTTACATTGACTTCGTCTTTGATTAATAATCGAGCCTGCATTAGTTTTTACGCTTCATAGTTGCAACATTATACACTTCTGTAGCAAAGTATACAACCTTTTCTGCTCGTTGTAACAAAATAGTTTTGTCACCGCCATGCATCATGCCTTGGCCACTAATCAATAACGGTATAGGTTCATCCCAAAGTGCAGTAAACTTGTTGAAGTAAACAACTTTTTTGTCAGTGATAAGATCTTTTTGTTTTAAACTTTGTGTCCGATAAATATCATCTTTATCAAAGCATTTAGCTACAAAATTGTTATACAGTCTTTCGCTCATGTCGGGTTCATAAACATAGATAGGATATCTGCCAACTGTGTCTGCGTACCGGACAAGATCTTGAAACACAGTCTCATCACTGGTGGGTGCAAACTTGGTTTCTTGAGTAGTCATAAGATTGGCCACACGTGGTCCGTACTTGGAAACAATGTCTAAAACAAGCGGCTCATCCACTGTGTAACCGTATACAGCACTACGATCAATCAAATGCTCTAAATTAGTCCAGTCGTTGACAGCTTCAATCAAGGTACGAGCGGCGTTTGTGATAGTGTAACTTTCTTTAGTGTCCGCGATCAATTTGATTTCATATTGTTGTGATTCACAGTCTTCAACTGCCCGTATGTAACGTTCGAATTCTGGTGCAAGTTCAAACTTGTGATTTTGTGCAAAGCCGTTGGCCGCTACCACATTCATTTCAGTCAAAGCCAATGCCCAGCTGCGATTTTGGCTATCAAATTTCCAACTGCCTTGGCTGACCATGGCCAAGTCTCTCAAGTCATTTATTAGTGTAGTATCGTACGGAAACTTTAACATAATGCTGTTGTTATCGATGTACAAAAGTCTACGTCGATCAATTTGTCTTATGCCCAATCTAAACGTAGGAGTTTCAACAGGACTAACATCAACCAAATGAGCAGCCAACTGTTTGCGATATTTGAGCACAATCTTGACTGCCAACTCTGCCTGTTTGTCTGTTAAAGCTCGCCCGCTTTGTGTAGCCTGACTCATGCTGTCTAAGATTTTAACATCGTATCTGGCAAGGCTAATTATGGGCGGACGGCTATCAAACAAGCCGTACAACTTGCCAGTCACAATATCACGATCACCATTGATAACTTCGATATAATCTTCAACTGACGGAAATTTTTTCATAGTGTAAGTGTAATACTTATAAATGTAAAAGTCAAAAAAACCCCCGCCTAAGCGGGGCAAAGAACCGGAGTAAAAGGAGCTATCAAAAACCCCGGGCGATCTGCTTACGCAGATTTCATACAGGTTGATTGTGCAAGTGCCACCCACTTGGTAGGAAAACTCTTGTACAGCTGACCAATTTTTATAGCCATACGCAAGCTCATTTCACGTAGACTGTTCTTGTTAACGTTCATAAATTCAATGATCTCGTCCTGTGCAATATCACCAAGTTCAAGATCCGCAAACAGTTCACCAGAGCGAGCGATTTGGCGGATACGCAAGATCTTGTCGCGCATGGTGTCTAGTGTAAGGTCCAAGTAATGGCAGCGTGATTGCAGTGCATCCAAGTGATCACGCAGTTTCTGGCTCTTCATTTTGTCGAACTTGAGGTTAGTAATAAAGATAACCGAACCTTTAAATTCAAAACTGTTAGGAATACCTTCGTCACGCAAGATACGCGATTCTGCGATCCATGATATCTTACGTTTCTTACCCGAGTCTAGAGCACCTTTAAGCAAGTTAAGGCACACATCATCAAGTAAAATACTGTCGCAGTCGTCGAACACAACCACGCAGTTTGGATCCGAATACTTGTATAAGGCTTGATACAAGCCGATAGCAGTGGCCGAACCTTTTACTACTTCGGCTCTAAGACGACGGCCCGCGATTTGGTCGAACAAGCACGCCTTTTCAATCTCGGCTTCTACGCCATAACTCTTGCCCACACCCGGAGGACCGCTTACGATCATAGCACGGATGTCACCGGTAGTAGCAGCCTTAGTCATCTCTGTCAGAATCTCAAAACGCCCGGCAATCTCAGCCATACGCTCTTCATCCGACTTCGAATCATTCACTACGGCAGCAACATCTGTATCCATTGCCACCACTTGGCCATCAAACTCATCGGAACTCACGAACTCGTAATCACTCATGCTATTAACTTTGACACGGATATCTTCTGGGAAGCCAGGGAATTGGCCACCGTTCTTGACTGTGACATAGCCACCTTTGGCACCGGCCTTGTATTGTTCTACAAGTTGGAACACACGGTTGGATACATCGGTGGTGCGATATGCACCGGATCGAATTCTTACGAAACTCATAACAGCTCCTGTAGTTGATGTTGTATTGTTATTATTCAAGTATTATACGAAAAAACGGAATTAGTGTCAAGCACTAACTTTGCTCCTTATTTAAAAATTGCAGCGTTTACACTCTCACGAACACCGGTATTGCCGGCTTCATGTAAGCCACGCGCAGTTGAAATCATATCCATGATTTCGGTGACTTCGGTTAGAGTCCAGTGTAGTTGTTTTGCAGCAATTACAACACCATCCACTACACGATTACCGTTATCGGTACTCATTCCGTAATGTATCATTTGGTACGCTCCTTATTAGTTACTATACCAATATTATAGCAAAATGGTAAATTATGGTCAACGGTTGTTATTTTTGCAACAAAAGTTGGTATCTTTGCAACAGTTGCTATCTTTGTAATGTTGCTAATCTTTTAACGCATGCCAAATTTCCGGATTCGCACCCAGGTAAATGCGATATAGCAATTTGTTGCGCCATACGCTAAACTCGTTGATCCTGTTCTCAAACCATATCAACAAATCATCCCTAAACCAAAGTGGATTTAGTAGAAACATACATAGGATTACAAAAATAGGCGGAAACAGGACGGCTAGTATAGTCCAATGTACCACACGCATACGCCACCAGCGACCGCCTTCGGGAGTCATTGTCACGGTTTGTTTTTTCATACTGTTATTATACACTAACAAATCAATTAGAACAATGCTTGATAACGCCAGAAATCGCTGGCTGCTGCAACACCACTGCCTGGTTCAACTTTTATGCCTGTATCCAACATGGCCATTTCGGCTCCGGCAATTGCTGCCATAAGATGCACTTCATTCATATCACCCAGGTGACCAATACGGAATAACTTGCCTGCCATTCGGCTTAAGCCAGCACCCAAGCTCAAGTTATATCTCTTGTATGCTCGTGCAATTACATCAGCACCATTGATGCCATTGGGCACCATGATGGCACTTACTGTATCCGAATACCATTTTGGCTCTTGAGCACATAGTTCTAGGCCCCAACCTTCTTGTACTGCTGCTCTTACACCTGCGGCCAGATAGTGATGTCGGCGTATGATGTTGTCGAGGCCTTCTTCGTTAATCATTTTTAACGATTCAATTAAGCCATATAACAAACTTAGTGCTGGTGTGTATGGATAGTAGCCTGTGCTAGTACTTTTAAGCATGTCATCTAAATCAAAGTATGCTCGTTTTAGTTTGGCTGTATGACGCTGCTCCAGTGCCTTTGGACTAGCACATAGTATACCCAGACCAGCTGGTAGCATCAGACCTTTCTGTGAACCTGATACAGCCATGTCTACTCCCCAGTCGTCAAATCTCAAATCAATTGAGGCAAGACTAGATACACAATCTACAAATAGTAATGCCGGATGATTAGCGTTGTCCAATACTCTACGAACTCCTTCAATATCAGAAGTCACTCCGGTCGCTGTTTCATTATGGCAAGCCAATACCGCTTTGATTGAATGATTGGTGTCTGTTTCTAATCTATCAAGATATAGATCCAATGGAACGCCGGTGCCCCACTCACAATCTATAACTTCTACATCTAAACCTAATTTGACGCACATTTCAATCCATAAGTGACTGAACTGTCCAAACCTTGCAGCAAGAACATGGTCTCCGGGTGATAGTGTATTGGTGAGTGCTGCTTCCCAACAGCCGGTGCCCGAACTGGGAAACACAAAAGGTGTTCCTGCGTCAGTGCGGAACACCCGTTTTAGTCCTTGGGTAATTTGATCGGTAATCGCGGGGAAGTCTGGTGATCTATGGTCTTCCATACTTGCAACCATAGCTCTCAATACACGATCTGGTATATTGGTAGGTCCAGGCACAAATAAAAAATTCCGTCCAGCCATGTTGCCTCCTGTAATGGTCTGGACCGAATCCAGATCATGATAGTATATATTGTATAGTCAAGCTTGTCAATTTTTTATTTTAAAACTTTTCGAGTAAACCGCCAAATTGGACCAATTTCAGGATGATTACGATCACCGCCTACAGCTAGTTGTGCATCTAACGGAGCACCATAACTGTAATAATTTACATAATCGGCAATTTTTCTGTTACGAGTTCTAATCAAACAAAGTCCCGCATCGTTGGTAACCATGAAGTGGGATATTCCGTCGTCATCTCGGTCAATGAAGAGCATACCATATTTATTGCCTGGTCAATTTGATCAACAGGCACACCATTTTGTTCGTAACCTTCGCGTACCATTTCTAAATAGCCCACACCAGGTTGTTGTAAGTAGGTTTGATCCGTCATTTGATAAGTTATTGCAAAGACAAAACTTTTGCCGGTGTTGACTTTTACAAGAAATCTAGTGTAATAATATGGATACCCTTCGAGGGTATCAAGAGCTTGTAAATCTTGCATGGATATATCCCAAAGCACCCCATGGCAGATATTGCCCGGTGATCGGGCAATATCTGCATGAGTACGAAATACCAATTCATGATCGTCAATCCAAGCAGGTCCAACACATTCGGCCGTTGGACAGCGTCGATTCATTTCATCCTTATTGGTATTCATCCCATAAGCAAAGTATTTCATACTGGTATTCCAAAATGTTGATAATGTTTTTCCAGAGTCCACGCATGTAAATCATTTATTGATTGTCCATTATAGGTTTCAATTTCTGTAGTAAACACTTGAGTGTATCTATCAAAAAAATGATACACACTGGGTGTTTTACTAGCCCAGCCTGCTTTTTTTAAAGCCACATGATTTACTTTTTTAATCAGACAGGTCGGCGGATTCATTGCTTGAATAACAGTGAGCACGCCTTGAATCAGCATATCGCGAATTACTTTTTGTGGTATCACGTGCTCAAAGTCGTAGTCCTTTTTTTGTAAACCTTTTTCTCGATAGTGAGCTTTTATGTTACCGGCAATATTATAATCATGCGATCGCCTCAACGCATCATCAATTCGATCTCGAACCAGTCTGGCTGTTTGATTCATTTCTGTCAACCCGCTATACTCTTTGAGTAAACGAGTCAGTTCACGACTTATTGACTCCGTGGTTTGATCATAAGCACCTTGATCTCTTTTGACCTTGCGATATTCTACGGGTTGGTAAGATTCAACCAGTGACTGAAATTTGGATTTAGCCATATTATGCCTTCATCTCCATAAACTTTTTGCCTTCGATTGTTGTGCCGTTTTGTATTGCAAAAAAAGTCTTGTCGGCGCCCGTTAATTTAAAACAGTCTATGGACACTTGTGGGATAAGATTTGGTTCGCACCAGGTCTTACCCAGTACACCGATGTCTAAGTTTTCACTAGGTATTGCTAATTTACCACCGTTAATAAGGTACACTTCTCGCATAAACTTAAACATTCCTTGCGGGGCAGACCAAGCACTGCCAACAAAAAAGTCCCATTGACGCTTGGCAGCGGTATGGCAGTCGTGACTAGACGAAAAACTTACTGCACAAGTTTCAGTGATATCCTGCATCCAATTCTTTGGCATCTTTTTGTTTAAACTTTTAACAATACTGTTCATATAGTAGAGTCCAATAAACACGCCCTGATCAATTTCTTGATCAGCTGGCCAAGCAATTGTGATTGCGTCAAGAATTTGTCGAGTAGTA